CTCTGCGCGGATTTTTTCTAATGCTCTAATCTGTTTTTGTTGCATCGAGGACGCACCGTGACCACGCAACGTAACACCTACAGCCGCACGCTCTGCGACCTTAATTTCCTTTGCTTTGAACTTCTCCGACTTCTTTATATCATCTTGAGCCTTTGCGACAGCTCGTCCGTAAGTATCCCAGCTAATCACGCCCGCCTCGAGCATCGCATTAAGGTCAGCCAATGAATCGTTATATATTTCCATTGGGTCGCGCATCGATTCCGTCAACGACACACCTTTCTTTTCGAGTTCATCGCGTGCCTTGAGTTCTCTTTCCATCGCTGCCAGATTTGCATCGACTTTATCTTTCGCTTTGTTTGCGGTATCAACTGGTTGCGATCCAAAAAAGTCATTCCACGCGTCAATAATTCGAGCCACCCTTCCGGCAACTTCTGCGAGCGTGTTGCCGATCCATTCCATCGTGGGTGCAACGGCGACGGCGATTTGGTTCCAGATGCCCTCCATCGCTGTCCCGAACCGAGTCCATGCGTCGTTGGAATCTTCAATGGCTTTCAAGTCCATATCTGTAAGCTTACCCTGTAAATGTTTTAAATCGTCAGCCTGTGCTTTTAGTGCAGCAGACCCACCTTCGAGAACAGGCAGCAGATCAGCACCAGCGCGCCCAAAAATAGCAGTAGCCGCCGCAGCTCTCTCCGCTGGGTTATCGATCGCCGCGAGCGCGTCGGCGATTTCGAACATTTGTTCCTTGGCTGGAAGTTCGCCAATCTGTTCCATGCTAATCCCCATGCGCTCAAAGGCGTCCTTTGCCATCCCCGTTCCCGCGAGTCCTTCGCCGATCCCCTTCTGCATTTTCTGGAGTGCCGTTGCCATCTGATCCGCACTTACACCGCCGAGTTTTGCCGCGTGTTGGAAAGCCATTAAATCCTGTGCAGCCATGCCCAGACTACGCGCCTTTTTTGCCGCTTCATCCATTCGGTCGAACGCCGCGCCGACCTTCATCGCGACGACAGCAACCGCAGCCATCGCAGCAGCAGCAGCAGCCGCAACAGGGATCATCTTGGACATGCCACCGGACGCGCCACCGACCGACTTACCGAATCCCTTTGCTTTGGTTCCAGCCTTGTCCAGACCTTTATTAAAACCGCCGGTATTCGCGATTACATTAACTGCTAGAGTCGCGACGGTTCCCATCTTTATCCTTTCCATACTTGGCAGCGACCATCTGTTCAAAGCTGGATACGCTGCTGCGTTTTCGTTTTTGGTTTGGTATGTAATCCGAGGGAGAAGTTCCTTCGCCCTTGCCACCGTTCGCGGCGTATATCATCGACGCGATCGTCCCCGTTTTAATCCATTCAATATCAGATCCGAACGGCTCCAGGTATAAACCAAAGGCGAGCCATTCTTGGAACTGCTCCGGTGTAATCATGCTCAACATGAGATCAACGTCAACGAATCCGAGTTCCAACGCTAGTCGGTAGGCGAATCTTCGACGTTGATTTTTGCCGAGTTTTTTACCGTCTCTTGAATATCCCCCTTGTTAAATCCACAGTGTTCTTGACATGCGTCGTATATCCGCGAGGACACAAACGAATCCATCTCCCCGATTTGATTAACGTCCGAGTCTAAAAAGATTCGATCGTTTTTGTCATCTACCAGGCACAACGCGATCAGGCGACGCGTTGCATCTTGCAAGCGATCGCGTAAAATGCCGCGACCACTTTTTGCGATCAGTACAGTTTCATAACTCGACTTCTCCTTTTCGCTTAGGCTTTGAATACGGACGGTCACGCCCGCGTCTTCCAGCTCTAGGTCTATATAACGTCGCTCGCATAATTTGAGCAGCGCGTTTCTATTCGCTATCTTCATCATCTTGACTCCCCATGTCTTCGAGTTCGTCGTCAGTTTCGTCGTCGTATTCTTCATCGAGATAATCGTCGGGGACGTCAGGAACCATGCCGACGGTTCCATGCGTGACGCCGACCAGCTTGCTCACCGCTTCGCGGATCAGGGGGACGTCCTGATCTTCAAAATTCACAATCAAACTGATGCAGCCGCCCTCGACGTTCGACGCGTACCCAATCAACAGATCACCGTCGAGATAAATCGCCAGTTGATCCGTCGCGCACTCTGGGTCGACCTTCGTGCATGGATGAGCGTCGATTGATATTCTATCTTTCATCAATTCCCCCTTAAATTAATTAACTACCGACTGAATAAGCTGGGGGCGTTTCACCGTCCCACGTTACTGTACAGCTCATCTGCATGACACCGCCGACGCTGCACTCGCTCGTCGAGCGACTAGATATAAACCCAGATCCCGCGAAGGTCGCAGCAGCTCCGGCTGCGGTCGCTTTCGGAAATGTGATGGTGATAGTCTCGGCAACCGCTTCAATATCCGGCAATCCTTGAGCCGCACTGTAAAGAAACTCCACGTCGACAGAGCCTGCGTCGTAAATGTCAGCGGGTATCGATTTTTTCGCCTTGCCTGCGGCGATAGATAGATCGCTAATGTCCAGCACCTCGCGAGATTGCTCGACGCTTGACACCGTGAGTATTTTCCCACTTAAACCGGAGGTTCCGAAACTGACGGAAGCCCCCTGAGCGTTGTAATTTTTAAGAGTCATCTTTCGTCCCTTCGGTTAATAGGTTGGTATGGTCTGATTGTGTGTGATTTCTAAACTTAATGCGACAACATGCCGCCCGACATCGCTGCCGTCGATCGGTGGTGTGTACTGTTCGAAGCGTCCGAGCAGTCGACAGGCGTTGACTTGCTCGTCGCCCATCGCTCCAAAGTATCCCTGAGTAACGAGCCGCACCTGTTCCGCGATGTCGTTGCTGGTGATGTGGTTTGTGCTGATACACTCGACGTCCATGACGGCACGATAGGAACCGCTGGAACCCGTCAGCACGTCATCAGGCGAGCCGCCCATGACGTCGTAAACGATCGCAGGCAGGTCTGCGTTTTGCGGTAATGCAGACGGATAGACCCGTGTGCCGACGAGATCAGTGATCGCCGACTTGGTGAGAAAATACGTTCTAAGTCCAACGCCAATATCAGCCACTTGGAACCGCCTTGGCTTTTGCCGCCCTGATAAGTTCTTGTAGTTTGGTTTGAAATATTCTGATCGCTTCCGGCTTGCTGGCGATTACTGCTCGTTTCATAAATCGCGTTGCTGTCCCGCCCCCGTATGTTTCATCGTGTTCGACGCGCACCGCGTAAATTCGGACGTGTGCCTTTTTCTTCGGGATCGATACCTGCATCCCAAAATTACCGGCGAGCCGCGCGTTTTTCCCTAGGTCTTTCGCGCTCGTCTTTAACGCCTTCATCAATTGCTTACTATCTTTGAGAACGTATTGCCTCGCGTACCTGAGCGTGACATTCGTCGCCTGCCTCAGTGCTTTTTTTCCGATGCTGTTTCTGACCTTGCCCTCTAGTTTGTTAAACGCTGCATCGAGTTCCGGAAGTCCTGATAGCTTTATCGATGCGCTGGTTTTGTCGCCGCCTATTATGAACGCCATCAGACGTCCTCCTTACAGTACAGCCAGAGTTCTTTAGCTCTGGCGTCTTGGTGCTGGACGCTGATGATGTTGAGCGTTCGACTGCGATTAAAGTAATCGTATTTGACCCGCATCTCTGGCGTCGGGAAGTCGTCCTCTCGCGGATAGTGAATGATGAACACCGTGTCGATTATGCCGACCTCTTGCGTTCCCATTTTCGTTTGTGTGCCGCCGCGATCCCATACGTCCGCGTTGCAGTTCCGCACCTCGCTCCAGGTAGTGGACTGCTGACCGGCATCGTCCACGCTGGTCGATCGCTTCTCGATTGTTATGCGCTGCTTCATTCGTCTCACGGGTACTGCCCCCATTTGAGCGAATCAATTAAAGACTCGTATCCGACCGGCACAATGTTGACCGATCCGTGAGCTGTGACCGATGGCGAGTTGAATAGGTGAGATATCAACATCAAGATTGCAAACTTCGCCACAGGATCGACGCTGGCGACAGTTGAGCCGTATCCTGCAATGTATGTCACCTTGATATCATCGTAGTGTCCGCGGACTGTGGGGAAGTCCTCAGAGGCATCGACGATTATGCGGCTTGGCGTGTTGCTGGAATCGACTGAATACTTCGACGCTGAGAATGTCTGAGTTGCGTCTGCGGTATCCACATACGTCACGCTCGTCACGCTCTGGACGGGTGCTGTCGGTAATTCGATAATCCCATTAGACGGGAAGGTATCCATCGATAGGACGTGCGTCTGCGTGATTAGGCTGCGTCTTGTGTCCTGCTCGACTCGGCGA